ATAAACAGAGTAGCGTAGAGTGGTTGGTTGAACAAATCAAAAAAGACATCAATTTGAGATTGAGAGGATTTGATATTGACAAAGCACTTGAACAAGCCGAAGCAATGCGAAAGGATGAAATTAAAAATGCTCAAATGGATATGTTTATTCATCTTAATAATTTGCCTTATGGTTTAGAATATCTTGAAAAACGACAAAGTGCAGAAGATTTTTCACAACAATACTACAACGAAACTTACGGAGGAGAAGAGCAATGAATGACAAGATAAAAAAACTTCTTAAAAACGCAGAGCAATCGGATGCAATAGCAAGAAACAAATGGCGTATTGAAAACCGAGAACAACTAAGAGAACAGAGAAAAAAAGAACTTAAAGAACTTATGGAAAAAGATAAAACAATGAGCAACAATAAACAACAAACGGAAGTAAAAAAATAAAATTATGATAGATTTAAATAAAGCAAAATTCATCGGAGAAGGTGAATGGGTTAAAGATTCCGCATACCAAGTGTACGAATTGGATGGTAAGTATTATTCCGTTATAGTAATTGGACATAGTAATAAAGAAATTATGGATGATTCTATAACTGAAATAAAATTTGAAGATATAAATTTTTATATTTAGGTAGCAATGACAAACAATGAACAACAAACCGCGGTTGAGTGGTTGATTGAACAATTACACCGTAAATATGGCGGTACTGATTTTTTTTGGACTAATATGGATGAAATTGAACAAGCCAAAGAAATAGACAAGGAAAGAATTATAAATGCGTGGAAAGCAGGTGATGGGAAATACGATAAGGTTGCGGATAAATTAGCCGAACAATACTACGAACAAACCTACGAAGGAGGCAACCAATGAAAACCTTTATAATAACAGTCGAAATTGAACACACAGACAAGACCTTTAATTCAACCGAGATACAGGAATTTATCAAAGGTATATCCATCCCCAACACCGAGTGGGTTAAGGTAATGAAAAAGGCTTTTAAAGAAACAACGCTGGGCCATAAGGCGTTTGGTATTGAGGTGACATATGCGATTAAGGAATGAAAATTATAAATTTTAGCGGAGGAAGGACATCTGCGTACATGACTAAACGGCTTATCGATGAAGGTGGTGAATACCTTGTTACATTTCAAAACACTGGAAAGGAGATGCCTGCGACATTGGATTTTGTTAATGAATGCGATAAGCGTTGGAAATTAAATATTGTTTGGTTAGAATATCGTTACGGCAATAATTTTGAAGTAGTTAACTACGAAACAGCAAGCCGAGATGGCAGGCCATTTGATGAATTGATTGCCTATAAAAATATGATACCAAACCAACTGACTAGATTTTGCACAAGCCAGTTGAAAATTGAAACTTGTAAACGATACCTAAAAAGCATAGGGCTTAAAGAATGGACTTTGCACAACGGAATCAGATTTGATGAGCCGAGGAGATGGGCAAGGGCGAAAGAATTAAAAAGACCATCTTATGAGGATTACCGGTTGCCACTTGTAGAATGGATGGTAGTTAAAGAAAATGTATTAAGTTTTTGGAGTCACCAAGATTTTGATTTAAAATTAAACGAGCCTTATGGGAATTGTGACTGCTGTTTTTTAAAAGGTAAAGGCAAACTGGCAATTATTGCCAAAGAAAAGCCAGAGCTGTTTGATTGGTGGATTGCAAAAGAAAGCCGCACGACTTTTAAACAAAGTGCGTCGTACCAACAAATAAAAGACAAAGCACAATCTCAATTAGGTTTATGGGATAATGATCCATCATTTGAATGTTTTTGTAATATAGATTAAGGAATGAGGTGGACAGAAAGAGAAATCGAGCAGCTGCGAATTTTGTACCCTAAAAAGATTACCAGGGAGATCGGCGAGAAACTGAACAAAACTAACCGCCAAATTTATGATAAGGCGCAACATTTGGGACTGAAAAAAGACCAAGAGTTTTTGATGGATTACTACCGACAAAATTACAAGGGCTACCCACGCACACAATTCCGTAAAGGGATGACAAGCTGGAACAAGGGCACCAAAGGCGTTATGATTGGCGGAATTGAAACCCAATTTAAAAAGGGGCAAGCACCGCATAACACAAAGCCAATCGGGCACCGTAGTACCAGGGATGGCTATTTAGTGGAAAAGACAGAAAACGTATTTGAGTTTGTGCATGTGCTACTTTACAAACAGCATCACGGCGAAATACCAGCCGGCAAGTTTGTGCGGTTTATCGATGGCAACCGTCAAAATATCTGCATAGAGAATTTGATGTTAATAGACAGAAAGGCCCACATGCTACAAAATAGCATTCAAAATTTGCCTGAGCCGATTAAGCAAGTTATACATATTAAAAAATCAATCACACGTAAAATTAACCAACTAGAAAAAAATGGCACGCAATAAAATTAACGATTTAAGAGATCACCTTTTTGAAACTTTAGAACGCCTAAAAGAGGGCGATATTGACATAGCAACAGCCAAGGCAATGGCAGATGTCGGACAGGTAATAATAAATTCAGCAAAGATAGAAATTGACTTTATCCGAGCTACTGGATCAACAAAGGATTCCGGGTTTATTAAACTGCAAGAAGGGAACGAAAAGCTATGACACCAAAAGAAAAGGCGCTGGATCTAGTCAATAAGTTTGACGGGGTGGGGTTGCAAATGAGAAATGAGGCAATAGCCTGTGCATTGATTGCCGTTGATGAGATAATTTCAGTAATGGACAACGAAATGAATTTTTTTGATTATTTATATTTTAAAGAAGTAAAAACCGAAATACAAAAACTATGAACACAGAAAAAACACCAGTCGAAACCTATGCACAGAAAATGCTAGAACTACTAACAGCTTATGGCCGTAATGCCATCAACGACGATCAACTTTTAACCTCGGCATTGCAGCTGCGAAACGAGTGCCTGGATGCTGAAAAGCGAGCGCATCAGGAATGGTTTAACAAAGGGTTTGAGTTTTACCGCGAACAGCATTTGTTAACGAGATTAGAAAGTTAAGGCGTATATTTGTGGTGTTGATTGACAAATGCGGGTTTGTCCAAAATCAAAAAACCTTACCCTCGTGGTAGATGTGTTCCCGCAGACCGTCTATTGTGAGGGTTTTTTATTTTATGAAAAGATATTTAGTATTTGCCTACAATGGCGCAATTGAATCCCTTGGAGGGATGGACGACTGTTTTTTAATTACTGGAGATCACAAAGAAGCATTGTTTTTAGCAAAGCGTTTATGTGTTGATTATGCCATTGTTAAAATACACGATTTACAAAGTGACACAATGGACATTGTAAGCGATGGTAATCATGAGCGGATGGGTTAAAGTGCACCGTTCAATTCTTAATCATTGGCTCTACACTGAGGACCGTGTTTTTTCACGATTTGAAGCGTGGAACGATATTTTATTAACGGTTAACTATGTGGACAAACAGGCCATGATTAAGGGCAAGCTTTACACGATAAAACGGGGTGAAAGCATTTTGTCTTTTGAATCATGGGCAAAGCGTTGGAATTGGGATAAAACCAAGGTTAGAAGATTTCTAAAACTGCTTGAAAGTGATTCAATGGTTGTGATAAAAAGCGACAACAAAACGACACACCTAACTGTTTGTAACTTTGAGCGTTATCAAGATGAGCGAAACGCAGATGAAACGCAAACGAAACGCAAACGAAACTCAAATGCAACTCAAACGAAACCAACTAAAGAAAGGGAAGAAAGGGAAGAAGGAAAAGAAGGAGAGAGTGTTAAGCCCGCGCTCAGCGATCTCTTAGTTTTTATGTCCAAAGAAGAGGGCCAAAGATTTCTAAACCATTACAATGCTAACGGGTGGAAAGTCGGCCGTAATAAAATGGTAGACTGGAAGCAGGCCGCTGAAAAATGGGCCAACAATGAATTTAGTACAGACAAAAAGAAAGTTAAAGTAAACTATTACAACCCAAACCAATATGAATAACCTCGAAGAATACATACTAGGACAGCTCCTATTTTACGAACAGACCAGGGCATTGCTGCCAAGGATTAAGCCTGCATGGTTTGCCAATAAGCTAAACCGCACAGTGGTGGACCGCATGATTAAAAAATACTTTGAGAACGAGCCAATAGATTACATGAGCCTAACGGAAGGCATGAGCCATGAGGATCGTGTTAAGGTTATTTTCATAGGGCAAAACGTTTACAACGTGGCCAACATTAGCGACTACATCCCACAACTAGAACACCGTTACTTACAAAAACAACTGATTGAGGACCTGGGCCAATTAGATCTAACATTACCGCTTACTGAATTAATGGCAAGCATTCAAACGCTATTGGATAATTCACGTTTCACAACAATACACGACCCAGTTAGCATCCATAAGCTGAGCGCTGCCATGGTGGACAACATAACCGAAGCGATTAAGCGCGGCGATAGGATAACAGGAAAGTCTACCGGTTGGCTGTCATTAGATAGGATTTTAGGGGGTTGGAATGCGGGCGACTTTATTGTAATGGCTGCACGACCTGGGCAAGGTAAAACAGCGCTAGCCTTATCGCTTATGTATGAGTTTGCTAAACAACAGGGCAAAGGTTTATTTTTAAGCTTAGAGATGTCTAGCGAGCAGTTAACCAAGCGTTACTTTTCCATCATTACCAAGATTGTGAACTGGAAGATAAGAAACGCCACGCTAAAGGATAACGAACTGCAGGAGCTATGCGAATCAGTTAACGCCAGTGATGTAGAGTTTTTTGTAGATGACGAGCCAAACTGCACGATACAACAGTTGAACAGCAAGGCCAAGATTCATAAAGCCAAACACGGCCTAGATCTATTGGTAATCGATTACATCCAATTAATCAAAGGAACTAAGCGAGACAGAGAACAGGAGATAGCGGAGATTAGCAGAAGCCTTAAGCTATTGGCCAAAGAGTTACAGATTACTGTAGTAGTGTTGGCACAGTTAAGCCGTAAGTGCGAAGAGCGAAGCGATAAGCGGCCCATGTTATCCGACATCAGGGAGAGCGGAAGCATAGAGCAGGACGCAGACGTTGTGCTGTTTCCTTTCCGACCTGCGTACTACAGCGGAGAGAAACACGAGATAGAAGAGGCTGAGGTTATTGTTGCTAAGAACAGACACGGCGAATGCCATACAATCCCGGTCCACTTTACTGGATCACGAACCATGTACACCGAAGATCTAACCCCACGCCTATAATGCCATCACTGAACAAACCTAAGCAGGGCGGTAAGCCTCGCCGTGAGTATACCAAGGGCGCATTCATCGAGCCCCGATACCACACTACACACTGGCGCAACCTTCGCTTATCAGTGTTACAAGCATCACCGTTATGCAAAGCGTGTGAGGATGTGGGTTTAATTACCTTGGCGCAGATGGTGGACCACATCAAACCCGTGCGACTGGGTGGCGAGTTCTTTGATGCGGAAAACTTGCAGCCGCTATGCAATTCATGCCATGCCTCCAAGTCAGCCAAAGAAAGGAACGCCGACCCGTATGGGGTGTAAAATCTTCTACACACGTGCCTGAAACCGCTGGTTCAATTTTCTTCACACCCGTGAGAAAATAAAGTTAACAAAATACTTGTATATTTGTACTAAATAGCATATTAAAATGAGGGGGAGACCAAAAAAACCGACCGAAATTAAAAAACTTCAGGGAACTGAGGACAAGCGCTGGCTGGTTGAGAATGAAATGAAAGTTTTGCCGTTGGACCAAATACCAACTGCGCCTGATGGCTTCGATGGGGAGACGGCAGAAATTTGGGCAACGGTTTGCCGCGAACTGCAGCGCAATGGTTTACTTGCCGGTTGTGACTTAGAGCTATTGCACGGCTATTGCACCTTGTTGCGCCAGTATTATTTGGCCACTGAGAAACTTAAAAAGGAGGGCGTTGTAATTTTGAGCCGCCACGGCGACAAAGTTGCAAATCCCTGGTACCATATCCAAGGGCAAAGCTTAAAGCAAGCCACACAAATCGCGCAGCTTTTCGGAATCACGCCAAGCGCACGCAGTCGAATTAGCGCAGCAGCTCCAAAGGCTGCAACTAAATTAGATCTATTAAAAAAACCAAAGACAGCATGACAACTAAAAAGACAATTACAAAGGCCGTCAACACAAAAGCCTTTGAAACGGCTAGCGTTAAAATCGTTGAGCCTGTTATTTACCAAGTGCGCAAAAGCGATCAACAATTTGCCGTCTACCTTAACGGAAGCGTTTGCGACAAGTTCGGAAAGCCAGGCGATGCTTTCTACTACCGAAACGAAAAACTAGCCTTTGAGGCGTTGGCCTATTTTCAACAGTGCAAATAGTCGCCGACTATATCGACGGGATAGGTAGCGGGCGCATTGTTGCTTGCGAGCACGTGCGCAACGCTGTGGCTCGTTATGAAAACGACCGAGGGCACTGGCCATTTAACGAAGATTTGGCACAGCACGCCGTTGAGTTTATACAGAACCTAGAACACACGACTGGCGATTACGCTGGCAAACCTTTTATGCTAGAAGGGTGGCAGGCGTTTATTGTTTGGAATTTGTTTGGGTTTCTTAATGCGGATGGCAGCCGTCGTTTCACCCGGGCCTATATTGAAGTCCCGCGCAAAAACGGAAAGTCTACATTCAGCAGCGCCGTTATGCTTTATGGCCTTATTGCGGATGACGAGCCAGCGGCTCAGGTTTACAGCGCAGCCACAAAGTTAGATCAGGCTATGATGGTGTTCGGTGAATCTGTAAGGGTTTGTCAAAATCTGCCCTGGCTTAATGAAGCACTGACTGTTAACAACTCTGTAAACAATCGCCGCATCCTTTATGGGCAATCTATTTACAAACCTTTGGAATGGAACCCGGGCAAACAGGACGGACTCAATGCGCACTTTTGCTGCATCGACGAATACCACGCGCATCCTAACGACGAACTTTATAACGTTATCCGCAACTCGATGGGCGCACGCAGGCAGCCGCTTCTGTTTACAATTACCACAGCGGGCTTTAATCGTGAAGCGCCTTGCTATAAGCATCGCCAGTATTGTGCCAATGTTTTAAACGGGGCAATCAAAGACGACGCGCTTTTTTCTGTGATCTATACACTAGACGAAGGCGACGACTGGACCGATCCGGCTGTGTGGGCGAAAGCCAATCCTAACTGGGGAATTTCAGTTTACCCTCGCCAATTAGAGCAGGCGCTTACAGAGGCCAAAGAGTTTGTGCATAAAGAGGTTGAGTTTAAAACCAAGTTGCTAAACGTTTGGACCGACACGGCACAGACTTGGATAAGTGACAGCCTTTGGAAACTATGCGACGGCGACGACGACCTAGAGGGCGAGCTTTGCTACGGCGGCTTAGACTTAGCAAGCACCGGCGACTTTTGCGCTTTCTCGCTTTTTTTTCCAAGCGTCAACGCAGTGCGAACCTGGTATTGGCTTCCTGCTGAAACTGCATACAAACGCAAGGACGCAGCCGGGGCATCGATTCGCCAATGGGCAGCCGATGGCTTTATAGAATTAACCGAGGGTAACGTTACAGATTATGCTTTTATCAAAGCCCGCATCATTCAACTAGCGCAGCGTTACGATATTAAAGACATTGCGTTTGACCGATTCAATGCGTCGCAGCTTGTAATCGAATTGCAAAACGAAGGACTTGCCATGTTTCCCTTTGGCCAGGGCTTCGTTAGCATGTCGGCACCGACTAAAGAAATGGAGCGGCTTGTAAAAGACAACATGCTACGGCACGCAGGCAACCCGGTGACGCGTTGGATGATGGGCAACATTCTGCTTATGCAGGACCCTGCGGGAAACATTAAGATCAACAAAGCAAAGAGCGGCGATAAAGTCGATGGCCCTGTTTCGTTAGTGATGGCAATAGGCACGGCCATGCAAGATGCTGCCAAAGAAAAAAATACAGATTTTTGGTTTGTTAGCTTATGAAATTTCTAGACGATTACATGCAAGTTTATTACAACAACCTCCCGAAATATCGGACCTACGAGGATGCTTACAACGCAACTGAGGAAAAGTATTTTGGCAAGTTTGGAGTAAAGCGTTATAAAAACTATGATGTATTTCGTGCAGCACTTTCTAGATGGCTCAGCCAAGGACGGAATAAGTAAGATTTGTTAACACATAAAATTTAACCTAGTTGTAATTTGCACCCGATGAATTTAAGATTCTGGCAGCCACGTAAGGAAAAGCGATCTAGTCTATCGCAGCCAACCGATTGGCTTATTAATACGTTACAAAATGTTTTTGGATATCAAACAAAAAGCGGCCAAGCTGTTAACGATCGCACGGCTTTATCTATCGCGTCAGTGCACGCGTGCGTTAGAGTTATTGCAGACGGTATTGCGGGGCTTTCTCTAAAGCTCTACAAAGACG